ACCCTTCTTCATCATCAGGCACTATTTCACCAATGGTAACCTGCGGTCCTTGCTGTGGAGCAGGGCTTGGTGTGGGCATGGCAGGGGCAGGCTCACCCATTGGTGGCTGTCCCGGTGCGCCCATTCCGCCTGCGTCCGGTCCCATCGGGGCTTGCAGGAGTCCTGCGGCTTGCTCTGCGCTGATCTGCTTGTCGATCTGCTCCACATCGTCTTCTGTCTGACGGAGGATCTTCTTGCGAACCCACTCACGGGAGTAATACTTGCCCACGAAATCTTCTGCATCCCGTGCGCTTTGCAGACGATCCTTGAGAATTTCGCTCTCCTTGAGTTCGGAGAAGTGGGAGTCTTTTGCAAACTTGAATGCCAACTGCCCCACCATCTCGTCCCAATCGGCTTCCTTGATGATGCCCTTCAGGGTCAACTGCACCCGCATCAGTTCAAGGAACAGTTCGGAGAACTTCATGCGGAGGCGTTCCACAAACTTGAAGAATTTCACCTCGTCGCGTGAAATCTCCGATGCGCGACCAAGATTGAAGCCGCTCTGCTCTTCCAAACGGGACGCAGGCACATTGAGAGACTGAAACAGTTTCTTCTGAAAGTATTTCACATCTTCCATCTCGGACAGGTTCTGCCCTGCTTCGAGGGTCTGAATCTCTGTGCCGCGACCGCCTTCACGACGGGGCATCCAGAAGTCCTCAAGCATGGACAGGTGCTTGCGGGAGTCTGCAACCTCTCCTGTGTTGGGATCGTACATGAGTTTGTTGCGGTAGCGGTTCATTAAGCCACGCACATACTCTTCAGCCTTCTGCTTGGGCAGGTTGCCCACATCCACATAAAACACACGCCGCTCGGGAGCGCGGGTAATGCGATAGATCACCACTGCGTCTTCAATCATGCGGAGTTGGTTCAGTGCCTTGATTGCCTTATGCAGATAGCCAATGATCTTCTTGTGATACCCGTCAAACATACCAGAGTTCACGAAGCAAATGGCATCAGGGCTGATCTTAAGCCCTTCCATCGACAGTGCGGTGGAATTGGGTTCACTCTCGTTGTAGACATAGAACTCTTCCACATTAGTCACAACCTGCACACCGGCGGGGGCTTGATCCTTCAGGGGCTTCTTGTTTATCTTTCGGATCTTGCGAATCTTGATGGGGTCAATTGGTCGCAGTTCCTGAATGCCTTTTTTCTTGTTGCCTTCATCAATAATGATATGGTAATACAGGCGGCTGTCCACATACCACTTTCTGAAAATCTCGTAGCCACGACGAGAGAAATTCAGAAGTTGCAGAACTTCCTCGAACTCTGCTTCAACCTTGTCCTTGATGGTCTTGGGTTGCTTCAGGTTTGTGGTATCAATTTTTACAGTAGTGAAAGTATCGTCGTAGACAATCGCTTCGTTGCAAATGTCTGCAATGGCAGATTCCACTTCAGGGTGGAGTGCCATGTCACGATACTTCTTGATGAGATCAATATCTGACTTGATTGTTCCGTCAAAGTCTACGACTGTGCCAAAATAGCCACCAACCTCTACCGGTACTGCACCGTCATCGTAGTCGGGAGCCACAAAAGAAACGGACTTCCGTGGAGTCTCTTCCCCGGAAGCCCCTTTCTGTTTAACAAGTTCAAAGCCAAATAGTTTGATAGCCATAAATAAAGAATCCTGTCAAGGGTAAAATCAGAAACCTGAACCGATATTGATTCCAGCCTGCTGCAACAGCGACTGAATGTTCTCTGCTCCAAGACCCGTAGCAGGAACAGCAGCGCCAGGAGCAGCCTCCCACCAAGAGTAGTTGATTGTTACTGGGAATTCAGCAATCTGGTCGTTATTCTCGTAGGACAGGTCAATCGCACCAATTTCGCTCGGGAAGCACCCGATGAAGTTGTATGTGCGGAGAGCGTCACCTGTACGGAGCAACTGCGTGACCGACCATGTGGGCATGAACTGCATGAAGTTATTTGCAGAGATGTTTCCGACATGGGAGTTGAAAGTGGCACTCCAGAACTCGAAAGCCGAACGCAGGCTCATGTTTGCGTCCGACATGACAGTGATTGTCCAATCCTGGAAGGTGCGGTCACCGGGCAACTTGATGCGGCGACCACGATACGGAACCTCAATGGTGCCGAGCGAGGAAGCCGGAATCTGTGCAGCCTTGCACAGGAACGAGATTGCGCGGTTGTTGGCATAGCCGGGGATGTTTCCCGTGACCATGAACAGGTTTGTACGAACACCACCACCAGCGAAGGCGTTTACAAATCCTGAAATATTGTTTGTAGGATCTACTGGCATCTTGGATTACTCCTTGGTCTTATTTAGACTTCAAGCCCCGACTTCGCTGAACTGAACGCCCGTCTTTGTAGCAACAAAGTTCAACTGGATGAAGTTGATGCTGCGAGTGGGCTTCACGAAGATGTCTGCAACGAACTCGTTGCGGTCAATGACCTCTCCGGTGTTGTTGGTTTCGTCGCACACCACCTTGAAGTCGGTGATGCCACGGCGCTGCTGAACGGTCTTGAGGAACGGAACCACGAGGTTCTTGAACTGAGCGCGAGTGAACGAATCGTTCTGCTCGAACAGGAAGAACTTTGAAGCCGTGGCAATTGCCTTCTCAAGCACGATGAACAGGCGACGCACATTGATGCGGTCAAAGGCACTCGGACGGGTCTGTGCGGTCTTGTCACCGAACAGGATCACTCCCTCGCCGGGGAACGACACGACAGGGTTGATCTGTCGGGTGTACAGTTCGTCGCGGTGAGCCTCGGACGATGGGTTGTACGCCAACTTCACCACATTCTTGATCTGCCCACGGTTGTAGCCTGCGGGAGAGAACCAAGCCTCGTTGGTGAACTCGGTGCGTGCAACCAGTCCTGCGATGTCTCCGTTAAGCGGAAGCAGACGGACCACATTGTTGTAGGTGTCCAACTGGTACTTCCATCCGCTGTCGATGACTGCGTAAGAAGAGTTGAGGTTGAGGGTGCTGTCACGGAAGATCTTGAGGTTGTTCAAGGCTTCAAACGGCAACTTGTTCTCAACATCGGTCTGTGCAGGCGAAAGGAATGCCATGCAGTCCAGACGCTTCTCGCAGACATTCTGCACAACCAACTGCTCAACGGTTGCGGAAGCAGCACCGAGCGGAAGCAGCGAAACATCCACTGCATCAGCATCGGCAAACTTGCTCCAACCGCTTGCCCACCGCTCTGAATCGTTTGGTGCAGCCGAAGCAGCGCCAGCCATGTGAAGCGAGTTTACATTCTCGGCAAGTGCTGTTGCTCTTGCAAGACCCGTTCCAATTGAATCGGTGGCAGAAGACGAGAAGTTATATGTTGCAGGTCTTGCTGTATTTGTCGCTAGATCGGCGGCTAGTGCCCAGACATAGTTGGACTGATCGTTGATAACCGTGCGGTAGTAGTTGCTGCTGCCGTCAAACTTCTTGGCATCAGTGGCACGGGAAAGCCCTTCAAACTTCTCAAGCAGAGAGTTTGCAGTTCCCGTCCACAGACCGTCCTTGTCCATCACAAGCACATTGATCTGATCTCCCGAACCACCTGCGTCAGCCGCGAAAGGAGTGGTGTAGGAATTAGAACCGATGTATTTTGCGTATACGCTCTTCTGTGTAAATGCTGTTCCAGAAGACTGAGCCTTGCTCAACAGACCATTTATGTTTAGAGTTATTCCTGTTGCTGTTCCGCTGACGAGGAAAACATCACCACTAGTGGCTCCTCTTCCAGAAACTCCACTGATGGTAACAGTTGTTCCATCAGCGAAGATGATGTCATCACCAACCGAGAAAGCAGCAGTTCTTCCAGAAAGAAGATTAACTCGAATGGAAGAAGCACCCAGATCAGCCTGTGCAATAAGAGTCGATCCTGCAAGAGTTCCAGGACCGGTTGTTACTACAACTTTCAGGCTGTTTCCGAGTGCACCAGGATACTTTGATCCAAACACAACACCCGCAACTGAAGCCGTAGAGGTAGAAAGCCCTGCGCTTGCTCCAAACTGTGTTTCGTTGTTGATGACCAGAGTGGCTACTCCAGTCAAACCTTCTTTGGTTACGCTGGCATTCTTTGCAGCAGCGCCGACCACACGAACAACCTGGCAGTTGTTCCCATACGACAGGAAGTTTCCTGCGGTAAAGAAGTCCAGATAGTTGTTGTTGTCGGGCTTACCAAAAATATTGGCAAGTTCGGTCTGCTGGGTAACGGTGACGATTTCGTCAACCGGACCCCAGTGGAAGTATCCTGCAAAACCACCGGGTGTGGTGGCAACGGCAGGGACAACGGTTGTCAGGTCAATTTCCTTGATGCTTACGCCGGGGCTTACTCTAAATGCCATTTTTGGGTTCTCCTTCGTGAAGAAGTCAATTCTTTATGACTGCGCTTCTGAGAGTATGTATTATTTTGAACCATTCACGAAAGGGTCAGAAACTCCACCCCATATCTAGGTTTTCATCCTTTCCGATCTGCCACGCTGTCCCCCGTCCGTCCAGAAAAATAGACTCAGGGGAACCGTCCTCCACGAACCCGAACGGGGTCATTTCCTCTTCCAAATTTTTCATTTGCTCTTCATACAAGTCCTTGCGGATGTCGCTGCCCGTGATCTGTTTGAAGTATGACTGTGTGGTGAGCCATGAGAACAGCACAAGGGTCATTACCAAGTCATCGTTGTGGTTTTCTTCTGCCTCGAACGAATCGCCTTTGGCAACAAATGAGCAGAACTCATCCACCGTGTCAAAGTCTTCTACTATCAGTTTGCTGTCTTCGATCAGATTTTTCAAAATAGAGCAGCCGATGCGCTTCACCGCAGTGGAGGTCTTGACTCCCTTCAGGGAGCCGCCTTTGCCACCAAAGCCGCCGTTCACCACCTGCCCCTTGCGTCCCTGCATGGACACATACACAACATTGTCGTATTCCAAATCGTCGTGAAGTATGTCTGCCACCTGTCCACCAATATCATTCACTTCAATCAAACAATAGGAGTTATTGTATTGGCGAAGTATGGGGTAGATGGCATTGGGATACAACATGGGAGCCAACTGGTTGTTTCGGAATGTGACAACCTGCCGATACGGTATGCTGCTCACATCAATCACCGAATACGCATGGTAGTCCAAACCCTGCCCACGCGCAGTGTCCACCACCGTGATGTATTTGTTGCCCGGAACAGGACGAGCATACACCTTCAGTCCCTCCCCATTTCTGAACTCGGGTGTCTTATACACCAAACACTTCAATTTTTCAGAATGCACAAGGGTGTGCATGGAGCCAAGGAATTCACACTCAAATTCAGTTCGGAACTGCTCTTCGCTGGTGTTGGCTATGGTCTGCTTTTTCCAAGCATCATCGCGTCCAGGCACATCGCTCCAGTGGACTTCGATGGGAACATATTCGTTCTTGCCGTCTTCACCTGGTCGCTTGTTGGCATTGATCCAAAAGCGATAGAACATATTCAAGCCCTTGGGCGTGGAGATGATCGTGACCTTCGTGCTTTGACCGCTGGTAATGGTGGGATATACGGACGAGAAGAACTCTTCTGCGACATTCTGCGGCACATACGCAAACTCGTCAAGGAAGATGTAGTTGAACGATCCACCACGCACAGCGGAGGATGATGTGGCTGACGCAAGGATCTTGGAGCCGTTCTCCAAAACGATTGATCCCTTGTTCCACTCCACTACGCCCTGCTGCAACCACATGGGCAGGTATTCGTATGCGAGTTTCAGGCGACCAAGCAGTTCGCGTGCCGTTGACAGTTTGTTTGCAAGAATGGCTACACTCATGCTCTGATTGAACAGCACATAGTGCAACATATACGCAATGATCGTGGTGGACTTACCTGTCTGTCGGGGCAGTTTGCCGATCACAAAACGGTTTTCGTGAATGGTGCGGATCATTCGCTCCTGATACTCATACGGCTCAAACGGCACCAAGCCCTTGTCAAGGGACACGATCTTTACATAATTCTTGATGAAATACAAGGGGTCTTGGGAGCATTTCACATATTCCTCAATTTGCTCGGGGGAAAAGTTAACCTGAACCCCTGCTGCCTTGAGGTTTGCGTTTCCAAGATATTTGTTGCTCTTGTTACTCAACGGTCTTATCATCCTGTATAGTCTGCCGAACATCGGGGCGGTTGTCGAACGCCTTCATCGTGGATCGGGTGGAGTTGATGATGTCCTGTAGTTCCTTCGTGGAACCCACATAGATGGACTGATTGGTTGTGGTATTGTTTG